CAACAACAGCAGATGATGCAAGCCGAACAGGCATCTAAGCTAGCTGCTGGCGGTAAGGCCTTAAGCGAAACAGACATAGGTGGTGGCCAGAGCATAATGTCGTCAATCATGGGTGGGGGAGCATGACGGTACAACGTCCACATGTCATCTCCTGTCGCCTATCCATGGATGAATGGCGGGAATTCGTTAGCATGTGTAGCCGACATAGGCTTACTACGCAGGACATGATGCGGGCGCTGATAGTAGACGCAGTCGTAGAGGAGACTATGGATGCCGTACGACGCAAGCAACAGACGAGACGTACGTGCAGCTCAAAAGCAGGCAAAGGTTGCGGAGCAGCAGCGTAGAGAGATCGTCAGTGGAATTATGTCAGTGGCGCCAGGACGAAGTTGGGTGTGTGACATTCTCGAGAATTGTCACATCTTTGCGACCAGCTTCTCCGATCAAGGTCTACGAATGGCGTTTATGGAAGGTCAACGTGATGTGGGGATCAGGCTTCTTAATGATATCATGGGGGCCTGCCCAGACCAGTATGTTACAATGATGAGGGAGCGCAATGAGCGACAATCAGCAGCCGACGCCCGGTTCGACAGACAGCAGCGGGGTGTCGAGGACACCGACGGGCGAGATAGCTTCGCAAACCCAGACGACGAGTCCGGCGGCGACGACGGGACAAACTTCTACGACATCGGAAGAACCGGGCAGCCTAGTTAATCAGCCACCGGGTTCCGTAGTCAACCAGCCACCGCAATCAGGGGCTCCTACGGAATATGCTGAGTTCACGGTTCCCGACGGCTTCACTATGGATACCCAGGTTGGGGCCGACGCTAAGAACCTGTTTAAGGCTATGGGCCTTACGCAAGAACATGCGCAGCAGTTGATTGACTTCTATGTCAAGAATACTTCCGAGGCAGCTAATGGCCCGTACGAACTCTGGAATGAGACCCAAGAGAAGTGGGTTAAGGAAGTCAAGTCCGATCCCCAAATTGGACACCGACTCAACGAGGTTAAGACAACTATATCACGAGCTATCGACGGCCTTGGAGATCCTAAGCTCGCGAGAGACTTCCGTGAAGCGATGGATTACACCGGGGCCGGAAACAACCCAGCCTTTATCAAGGCTTTCTACAAACTCTCGCAAATGGTGACGGAGGGTCGACACGTTACTGGCAATGGACCTTCGCCAGCTGGGCAAGGCAATACTGCCAGACCTGCGTCGGCAGCTTCCGCAATGTACCCAAATCTACCACGAGCCTAGCCACAGATGTGGATGAACGGAGATAGGCAGATGGCCACAACGAAGGAGACTCTGAGATAGGAGGCCGTCATGGCCGTAATCGGGGCAACTGCCCTAACATATGCTGACTGGGCTAAGCGCATGGATGATGGCTACCATGTGGCCGTTATCATTGAGTTGCTTAGCCAGACCAACGAGATCCTCGATGATATGCTTGTCGTTGAGGGTAACCTGCCAACGGGTCACAAGACTACCGTCCGGACAGGCTTGCCGCAAGCTACATGGCGACTGCTCAATACTGGTGTCCCTAACGCCAAATCGACGACCGCCCAAATTGTCGACACCTGCGGCAATCTGGAAACCTATTCGGTTATCGATAAGGACGTTGCGGATCTCAATGGCAATACTGCTGACTTCCGACTCAGTGAGGTTAAAGCCTTTTTGGAAGGAATGAGTCAGCAAGTCTCCGCTACCCTAATCTACGGCAACCAGTTCCTTAACCCAGAAAGGTTCACTGGACTGGCCCCTAGGTACTCCACGCTCAACCTCGCAGCTTCCCAAACAGCCGCTAACGTTCTCAATGGCGGTGGCGTAGCGTCTACAAACACCAGTTTGTGGATCGTGGTTTGGGGTCCTGACACTTGGCACGCAACCTTCCCCAAAGGTAAGGTCACTGGCCTACAACATCGAGACATGGGAGAATGGCCTGTCCAAGACGCCGCGGGGAACACGTACCAAGCGTACCGGGACCACTTCAAGTGGGAAATCGGACTCGTCGCGAGAGACTGGCGATATGCCGTCAGAGTTGCCAACATTGACATTACCCAACTCAGTGGTGTTAATGCTGCCAACCTTATCAATCTGCTCGTACGAGCATTGTACCGTCTGCCAACTGCTCCGGCAGGCGCTACTACGATTCAAACCTCCGACACGCCAGAAGTTCGTGCTAACATGGGACGGACAGTCATATACTGCAACCGTGTCATCCGGACATATCTCGATCTCCAGGCTATGAACAAGACCAACGTGCTCCTTCGAATTGAGGAGTTCGATGGCAAGCCCGTCACAACCTTCCGGAGTATCCCCGTCAGGACCTGTGACGCAATCCTCAACAACGAAGCACAGGTGGTCTAACATGATCCTCGACAGACTACTGATGTTCACCGGGAACTCCTCTGGGACAACCGGTGCCCCTGCCCAAGGACCCCTTACGGACCTAGCCGTAGCTGGTCCTTCGGCTAACGTGATCGACTTGCATCTCATTGGCATACCCGTACTCGCCGCAGGTCAGGGTGCACGAGACCTTGGCATCGGTGATTGCCCTGCCATGAAGATGCTAGTCCAGGTGGCCGCGCCGGGTGCTGCCGGTCCGTTTCAGGTGGCCTTAGAAGGTGCTCCTGATAACGGTTCTGGTGCTCCGGGCACCTTTGTGACGTGGTGGTTGTCTCCAGCCTATGCCACAGGCGCCTTAGGTGTGGGTGCACGTCTCTACGACATGGACCTTCCGCGGCCACCTGCCGGAGTTCCGGTGCCTCGCTTCCTGCGTATGAACTATGTCCAAGCGGGAACCGGCGTCGTCGTCCATGCGTCCATCGTTCTCGACCGTATGGATCAGATGTACAACGCAGCCAACAATGCCATCATGGGTGGTTACCCTGCTGGCGTCGTCGTTCAAAACTAAGGAGAATCGCTATGCGCAAGGTCTCTCTGAGCCTCCTCGCAGTTGGTCTTGCGCTAGCGGGGCTGGCGCTCCCCGCAGTGGCGCCAGCCCAACCTGTTGGGCCTCCTAACGAGATTGTCTGTAACAAGGTCAATAACTCAACCAGTGGACCCACTGTTAACTCTGCGGTAGCGGCAGTTGCAAATCAGCTAATCTCCATATGTGGCTTCAACGCTACCGCTGGGGCAGCTGCGGGAACTTTTCAGCTAATTACCGGTCAAGGCGCAACTTGTGCTACCCAAACAGCAACGATAACGCCTGTGATCCCGTTAGGCATAAATGGGAATGTAACAGATCACACTGGGGCTGCTTGGTACACGTTGCCACCATTAGGCAATCTCTGCGTCTCAATAACCGGGACTGGGCCAGTGAGTTACAACGTCTACTATGCACAATTCTAGGAGCAAAGATGTCCTGGACCAACAGTGATGCGATTCATCGCCATACCTGGCATGCATATGAGGACTTCCAACGGTTGCGAAAGGAACGTAACAACGAAGAATTGTGGCATTCAATGTCCCACCATCTTCGACATGCTGCCTATCGCAGTGGCTTGGAAGTCTCTGATAAACGCTTCACCAGGGTGCGGCGTAGTCAACGGTATCATCAATAGGAGATGTTATGGCACGCTGGAGATTAACCGATCGACACTACCTCCAAGTTCCGGGGACGGAATGGGAGTACAAAGAGAGCGACCGAGAGACTGGAAGACAGGCTAGGAAGGTCTATGAGATTCCACTATATCTCGATCCTAAAGACCCGGCTGACTGGAACTATCGAAGCGAGGAATCGATCATCGTTTCGAACAGGTTTGATCCGGCCTTTAGGCGAGATCTTGTGTTTATAGGTCCGCCTACTCCTGACATGGAGCCACTTGATGACGAAGCCAGGGAAATCTCCCAAGGCTATATCGATAGAGGCGCATGGCAGCATCCAATCGACTCGATTAACATGACTTACTCGCAGAGCGTCTTAAGCGACTTCGAAAGGCAGCTTGCGCAACTTTTGCAAGGGGCTGCGCAGAGGACAAGCGAAGCGAAGAACGTATCCTTGGGTGGAGTTAGCCAAGAGGACTTCGAGAAGCTCCAGCAGCAGGTCGCTACGCTGATGGAACGGAATGTACAGCTAGAAGAAGCCTTAACGGAGAAGACCCGTAGGAGGGTTTAGTGACCGACCAATTTGGGCGCCCCTACGATCTGGATCAGTCAGGTCGAGGCTTCCATAAGGCACGAAGCTATCTAGGTCCTTCGCTCGGGTGGGTGGAGACTCAAATCCTGCCCGAGCGGAAGATCAATGCCGCCGGGACGTACCAAATTGAACCTGGCGACTCGGTTGTATTGCTTGAAGCTGGTTTGCCATCTACCTTTCTTTTGCCAGATGTTAAGGCATGGCAGGCCCAGAATGCTACCCAGCCAGCCACCGGTTTCACTAGGGGCATTTGGATTAAGGACTATGCAGGCAATTCTCTTACGGTGTTGGTTACGTTGGTTCCTTTTGGCCAACAAACGATCGATGGGTTAAATCAGAACTTTATCTTAGCCCAGAACTTTGGGCTTATAGCTTTGTTCCCATTGGTAGATGGCACCGGTTGGTGGCTTGCTCCAATGACGTACGATACCGGTACAGGTGGCACTACAGCGATTAATCCAACGCCGCCTATTACTGGTAACGTAGTCGGCAACGTGATGAATGTAGGATTCAATTTTGATTCGACTATGTTTCGTGTTAATGCTGGTCAGTTTGCATTTGAACAAATAAGCCCCGGCTGTGTGTTAGGCAATCCAACCAACGTCCTAGCTCCACCTTTCTCTGCTCATCTGTCTTTAATGCTTGATCGGGCTATTGGGTCTACCCAAGGCCAAATTATGATTCGGGACAACAACGGCTGGACGTTCCTTAACCCCGGAACCGTTAACCAAGTATTAAACAGTGGTGGCCCAGGAAGTAATCCGTTCTGGGGATTGCCACTTCAAGGAAGTTTCCTTCCGATAACTGGTGGGACATTAACCGGTAATTTAATAATTAGCAGCTCTACACCTGCAATGCTGTTTGACTTCGCGGAAGGTACTGCGGCAGTACTTGCCAGCCGTGCGCAGCTTAGCGGAAACTTCCGGTGGCAATTCATCATCGCTGACGGTTCCCCTGAAACAGGCTCAAATATCGGCAGTAACTTCCGCATCGATCGCTATGCTGACGACGGATCGTTTCTTGGCACGCCAATCTCCATCTCTCGTCATGACGGTCAAGTTATCATAAGGAATGGTGTATTCATTGGTACACCAAGTATAACTCTTCAATTTAATCCTGGGACACCAGCGGTAATAGCGAGTCAGACCGTAACTGGAGGTTTTGCTCGTTGGCTATTAGCCTTAGGTGATGGAACTGCCGAGACTGGTAGCAATGCTGGTAGCAACTTTGGCTTCAATCGTTACGATGATAGCGGTAACTTCCTTGGTTCGGTGATGACCGCTAACCGTGCTACAGGCGAGGTCTTTATTCCGGGACTACAGAACTATCAGCCACGTGATGCTGACCTAACTGCTCTCTCTGGCTTGACTGGCACTAATACCATCTATTATCGCTCAGGCGCTGATATGTGGTCGCCAGTTGCTATCGGTGCCAACCTTGCATTCACCGGCGGCGTGTTGTCTGCGGCTAGTGGTGGTGGCGGAGCGTTGGTGGTTGGGGCCTCGACGGTTTCCAATGGCGTTACCGGTAGGATACTGTTTAATAGTGGTGGCATACTTGGAGAGTATGATGCAGCTAATGCAACAGGGTTCCTGAATCTATTTACCGCTAGCCTTAAAGGCCTAGTCCCGCTCTCTGGTGGTGGTACGGTTAATTATCTTCGTGCAGATGGCACTTGGTCACCGCCACCCGGCTCAGGAGGCATTGCGGAGCCAGTCGGCGATGGCTTCTGGGGCCGAAACATGCTCTCTGGCTTAGGGACGTGGGAACAAACAATTAAGAAGGCCGGTGATATCATGACCGGCGACCTCACAATTAGCAAGGCCGCTGCCGCTCTAAAGCTCGATAATCCTTCTGGCGGTTCTGATATTTTTTTCAGGAGGTCTGGTTTGGATCGTTGGGATGTTGGTGTTGGCGGTCCTGAAGGTGGCAGCAACAGCGGATCGGATTTTGCCATCTGGGGTGCAACCGATGCAGGGACGTATCCTCGCGCAAATGCTGATTTAATGATTAACCGTGCGACCGGGCAGGTTAACCTCTCGCAGTCGCTCTTCACGAATGCGATAGTGGTTGGAGGTAATGGGACGTTTCCAGAACCAGCCGCAACGTTCAAGATGCAGGTGGTTAATGCATTAGTGCGGCATGGCACGTGGAGCGCTGATGCTGTCGGGTCAAACATCACCTATGCTAAGTCTCGCAGTGCAACTCAAGGGGCTCATACGATTGTTCAGAATGGTGATAGGCTAGGCACTGTTCAGTTTGCAGGTAGTGATGGGAGCGTATTCGTAACTGGGGCACAGATACAGGGGAACGTGGATGGTTCGCCAGTTGCTGGCAACGTTCCTGGGATGCTTAATTTTTTGACTCGACAGGCTGGCGGGGCACTGAGTACCCGTATGACCCTTACAAATGCTGGCACCTTGATGATTGGACCAAGCTCGTCTTCGCCCGCGGGTGTTACTAGACTGTTCCAAGTGGATGATACTACAGGGAATGCTGCGATCCATGTTGGAAGGTGGCAAGCTGTTGCGGGTGGTCCAACCGTTGAGTTACGGAAGAGTCGTGGTGCGGCTGTAGGAACACGTG